CACTATCTACGTTACGCATTGCAGGAATATGTACTGTATTATAGATTCTTTGCTCTGCTTGTTGAACAAACAAAGCTAACTGATCATCTGTAAAAGATGTTTCACATATATCTTGAATGTTTGTTTTTAAAGATGTGTAATTCATAATCTAGCTCGTTGTTACAGTTACTTCTCCAACTGCCCCCGTGGCAGATAAATTATTAGGACTTAAATTAAAATTATTAACGGCATCTCCTACAGGATTCCAACCCCACTGTATATTCCTACTACTGTCAAGATGCCCAGGAGGTCTTGGATTTTGAATGGCTTGTGGGTCATCTACAGGAAACATACCCTGCCTATTTTGTGGATGATCACCATCAAAACATTCAGGACATGCTAAGATGTTAGTATCTCTACCTCTAACAATCTTGCTCCTCAGCTCACGTAGTTTAAACTGAAAACCACAAACATCACACTCTGCAATAGCTCTTTTTTTAGATGCAAACTTGTTTGTCATATTCTTCCTACCCTTGGAACAAAGTGTTCAGATGTCTTATCTCTATCTTCTCCAGCAGCTAAAGCATACTGTTCATCATAAGCAGTCTTTAATAAAGTTATACGATCAGCCAACTCAGGTGTTTTCATGGCAATGTGATAAGCTAACCCTGCTACTAAACAAGGTAAAAATCTAAAGTTCATATCTGCTGTTTCTACACCATTACCAGCATCTTCTATTCTTCTGGCTCTCCAGTATGCAAAAGTATAACTTTTATTAGGAACGGGCCATAAATTAATTCTAGGAGCCGTACGAAGTCTTTCTATCCAAACTTGGATTGGCCTACCCTGTGTTAACTTGTTAGGGATAGATGCGTACGTACTCACACCAATACGACTTATGGTGAGATCAGACTGTGTAGATAAACCATCATTCTCTCTTATAACTTGGTCTAACACATCAATCGTATCTGCTGCCAAAGTATATTGTGAGGTTCCTGAAGTCACAGATACAGTCTGTCGATCTATTGTCCATAAGTTAAGACCTCGATTTTGCCACTCAATCGTGAGAAGATTCATAGATCTACGAGCTGTGCGTAGATCATACCCTGAACGCATTTCACGACCAGCACGTTCCCATGCTTCTTCAGCAATCTCTGTGAAGTCCATGTCAAATGCTGTAGTGCCTGTAGTAGCCATAAGTTAAATAACCTCTAAGTAAGTTTACCGTCAAAAAACATTTCTACTTCTTCTAACAAAGCAGCCCTACTTTTTCTTCTGTCCAACTCTATACCATAACTTCTCATGGTTTCTTCTAACTTCTTTTTACTCATACCTTTGTAGTCAGGTATATTAGAAGACTCCTCTTCCTCTTCTACTTCTTCCACGACAGCCTCTACCACTGGCTCTTCTTGACTTTTTAATTTTTCAAGAAACGCAATAGCCTGATGCTCTTTTAGATAGTCAGTATACATAATATTATAACTGCCATCTTCGTTTCTAGTGCCTATTTGAAAAAGAGGGTTGTTGCCCTCTCCATTCTTAACATATAACATTTCTAAATCTGCCATAATCTGCTCCTATGTATATAAAGTTTGCTTCCTTCTTTTTTCCATAACTGCCCCACAGCCTCTGGCTATAGACCTTCTTCGTCTGGCTAACCCACCATTACTCATTTTTACTGTAGCAGGTTTTGTATTTTTTACCACTGTTTTACCTTTTGCACCTTCTCGCTTCTTCTTTTTAGCGGTAGCAGCTCTTTGAGACTGAGATAAACTATTTGCCTTACTTCTTGGTAAACAACGATCAGGGTTCTTTTTATCTTTAGACGTACCACACTTGCCTTTGATCTTGCCGTCTGTACCGATACGAACCCAGTCTTGTTTTACCCAATCTTTAAGTGCGCCCATTATCTCTTTCTTTTCTTACCATTAGTTGTGCCTATAACTTTTTTTAACTTTTTAGCTTGACCTGCATGTGAACGGGACGCTTTGTTAAGATCCCGTATCACTTTTTTAACAGTAGCCTTTTTTCTTGTGTTCATCATCATGCTGCTTTCTTTTTCTTTTTACCCTTTGCACCTTTTGCATAATTAGGGTCTTTACAATACTTAGAAGCCGCCATATTGGCGTAAGCACTAGGATAAGTATCAAAGGTTCGTTTAGCCCAAGCTTTTCCTTTGGGGCAAATCTTACCTCCGCTTTTATAATACCTACGCATGACTACCTCATCTTTGCGGGTCTTACACCTTTTCTGGCTATACCTGCACCACGAACTTTGGCTTTACCATTCTTCTTACCACCGTTAGCAGCACCCTTCTTAACCATTTTGCCTTTGGCATAACCTTTCTTTTTCATGCCAACCATTTTGCCCATAGCAAAACCCTTTTTCTTCATGTTGACCATTTTGCCTTGAGCTTTTTTTACAGGTTCATCACCTTTTTTACCCTGTAACTGACCTTGAGCTTGTGATATAGGTTCAGTTCTATCACCATCACCATCAACGTCTGGAAAATCAGGTTTTACTGCTTTACCCATGGCAAAACCCTTCTTTTTCATACCAACCATTTTACCCATGGCATAACCCTTCTTCTTCATGCCACCAGCTTTAAATCCCTTCTTTTTCATCTTCATCGTCAGACTCCTTATATAAGTTGTTGAAAACTCGACCAACGTCCCATACGTAGTCTACATTTTCTTTAGAATGATAGATATTTTGATTTGGTTTAAAATCTGGTGCGCCTTGACCTACTTCAAACCACGCAGGGTGTGTGACCCGAACTCTATTGTTGGGTAGAGCAACAATATTACCAGTATACTCTCCTGCATCTAATAATTCAAGTACATGACTTTGTTTATGTTGTGCAGGGTCGTCAGCTACCTCATGATTAGTATAATCAACAGTAAAATAGTATTTAGCAGGAAAAAACTCCCCGTCTACTTTTGCTACCCAAGGAGCAGGTGTTGCCCGCTCTATCTTATAAACAGTGTGGTCATGGGACATACAATCCCAAGGTTGTGCTATGTATGGTGGTAACTCTGTAGGCCACTCTTCATACTCAACATCAGCAACAAGAGCTGTTAGTGGTAATCTAGCCCACATAGCTCCTCCATGCACATTAGGTTCATCAGTGTCATCTGTTTCACATCCTGTGAATATGACCTGAAAACTAAGTGTCCTCTTAGGCATTGATGTTACTGCTACTACCATTGCGTGTAAAAATTCTCCATGATATCTTTCAAAATTACAAGTATATTCCCTTCTTACCCATGCTTTAAAATACGGTATATTACTTTGTAGATATGCCATCCTTCTTTTTTCTCCCTCTGTTTGCCACCTTTTTTCTCTTCTGTGAGAGTTTTGATGATTTATTAGGTGGGTTTTGTATCTGTTTTCCCATTTGTGCGCGAGATATTGTCATTAACATCTCCATCTTTTTCTTGCTTGTCTTAAACGACTGTTAGGATCTTTAGCTGCTTTTGGAAACTTTTTCATTTGTCCTGCAGATCTAGCGCAAAAAGACTTTCTTCTTGCAGCTCTCTTGCCTGTAGGTTTTTTCTCAGTTACAGCAGTTTGAAGTTTTGACCCAGGGTTTTGTCTTCTGTATTTAGCTACACCTTTGGCGGTCATGCCCGCACCTTTTTTAGTAGGGCGTTTATCACCACTACTAATAGACATACCTTTCATGCCTTTGCCAGTGCGGACTCTTCCACCTTTTTTGTAGTCACTACGCATGAAAAATTGTGATCATGTCAGCGACATCTAAAGTGTACTTAATGCTTGCACCATCTTGAAATAGAACCCCTTCTGAAGGTATTGTTCTATCTATAACAGTGTTAGCAGTACCTATAGTTCTAGACTTGAACAAAGTAGTACCTGACTCTGGTGTGCCATTGATGAACTCTACATCTCCTGCTGTGCCTCCAGAAGTAACCGAAAGACCTTTTAGCCTTATACGATTATTACCTTCTACGGCTTGAGCGCAAAGTGTTCCTGAACCTACTTTTATATTAGCAGCATATTGTGCAGAACACTCTACAGCTGTGACAGTCAAAAATAACTTAGTTCCTGCCACAGACTCAGCTGAACTTGTAGATGTTATGACCTCTGTCATAGCGTTACCAAAAACATCAGTGCCTGTGATCGTGCAAGTCTTAGCATTATCACCTGTACCTGTTGTAGTTACTATAACGTTCCTAGCAGCTCCTCCAGCAAAAGCTGGTATGTATCGTTTCATAAATTTAAACGCATCTATAATTCCAGGTATGGCAACAGAGAAAGCTCCATATTCTAAAGCCTGGACCACTTCATCTGCAATTTGATCTTCTGGAGTATTTGGTAAAATACCAATTAGACTTTTTAATCCTTCAATTTCTTTAGCTCCATAGTGAAGAGAGAAGGTGCTTTCTTCTCCAAATATTTTATCTTCAATACC